GTCGGATGTGGCTAAGACCAGCCCTAAAGTGAATTACAGAATGGGCTGGAAACGCCACATACTAGGAGGAAATTCTTATGGCAGATGTTTCTGAACGCTTGGAAAAGCAGATGGAAGGTACTAATTTGGCTTTGGCTGCGGTGGCTGAAGTTCTCCAGAAGATGGACTCTCGACTCTCTAAGGAAGACGCTGTTGCGATTGAGCGAATGCAAAAGGAACAAGCTCAGTATGAACAGCGGGAAATAGTTAAAGCGGTAGCTAATGAAGTTTTTTCCTTGTTGAAGGAAGGAACTAAGACAGAAGAGAAAGGAATGGATGTAAGCGGAGACTCTCGTTCAGCAAAATCCACTGGAAAGTCTGGTGCTAATGCAGATGATTCTGAGAAAGGCGCACCTATTGGTACTAAGATAGAAGACCAACAGAAGACTATCCAGGCTGCGTTGCTTCGCTTGGCTGCTGAAGATGACGAAGAGGAAGATGATGTAGAAGACGTTGATATGAAACGTTATTCTAAGAGACATGAGGATGATAAAGAAGAGGATGAATTCCCTGTAGAAGAGAAAGGTGAGGACGAGGACAAAGACCCTGACGATGACATGGACGAAATGAAGATGCAGTTGGATGCCCTTAAAAAGCAGATAGCTGCGTATGAATCGAACATGGAAAAGGCTGTTTCTAATGAGGCTGAAGGCCGATTGAGGAAGATGGGCTTCCGTGAAGAGCGTGGCCTAGCTGCTCCCCAAATACTCTCTGGTGATTCTTTGGGTGTTGATGGGACTGCCATCATACAGAAATCCCAGAACCCAGGTGACACTGTTGACCAGTTGATTAACTTGTCCTACGGTGAACTCCGAAAGTTGCAGCAGAACATCGAAATGGGTAATACCGATGGAGTACCACGGGAACTCCTAAGTTAATTTGAATAAATAGAAGGAGGACAAGAGATGGCTAATAATCCCTCATTGTCTGAATATTTGGCTCAATCTCAAAGGGGTTTGTACCAATCGGTATTTGGCCCTGAGTACTTGATGAAACAATCATACTTTACGGTTGATAGTGCCACTGGCATATTCAACACCACTTATGGACGTAAGGTATGGCAAGCGTTGAATAACCAAACTAGGTTCTTCAATGCGATTCCCCGAACTGTTTGGGGCAACACTGCTGGTTGGCGTGTCAGGACTGACAGAGGCTCTGGACGTTCTAGGCCCGTAACTGAGACTGGTAATCTCCCAACCGTGGACATCTCTAATATTGCAACTGTATCGAGCTTGCCTCGTATAGTTTCCACGACCTTCGGTGCATCCGTGAAGTCCGTCTTCACCGCACAGTTGGAAGGCGGTATTGGGGATGTGCTGGCGATGGAGAACGAACATGCCCAGCTAGACCATGTGAAGTAAATCAACGAAGAGCTATTGGCTGGTAGCGCATTCCTGGCTTCGGCTGGAGCTACTACTACCTTCACTGTTCCCGCTGCTATAGCTGCTCACTTTAAAGTTGGTGATGCAGTAGCCCAGTTTGACACTTCAGCTTCAGGCCATGACCGCACCAGCGGTTCTGTAGTCTCCGCTGTTAACACCTCCACAGGTGTTGTAACGGTTGCTACTGGCACTACGTTTGCTGATGGTGACGTTGCTTACATCTACAGCAGGGCTGGACTTACTTCCATTGATGACATTGTTGCGGAAGATGCAATGGCTGTTGGCGGTGGACAAGCCCGTACTAGGGCTTATGACCTTACTCTTAATGACCGTACTGCTGGTGCTTGGAATGCTGCTGCTTCGGTAGGTGGCAATTCTGGTACTGGAAGGGCATTGTCTCTGACTTTGTTGGATACTGCCATCCAGAAGATTCGTGAAAATGGTGGAGAGCCAAAGCTCATACTCCTTGGACACGACCAGTACTTCAATTTGGAACGATTGCTAAACTCATCTCAACGTTACATGGGCCAGGAAGAATTCCAGGTTGGTGTAGGTTCAGAGCGTACCTTCCCAGGTACTCGTACTGGACTTGTGTTGGCAACGTACCAGGGCATTCCCATCTTGCCTGATGCGGATGTGCCTAAATCTGTAGCAACTAATGATGCAGTTCTAGGTTCCAACGTTTATGTGTTGGATACGGATTACCTAGAGATTGCGGTAGCCCAGCCTACTCAGTATGTTGAGAACCGTGATTACTTCGCTGCTAACGCTCTTGTGGTTCGTGGACTGTTGTACACGATGGCAGAAATGCGCTGCAAGAATGTTTGGACTCAAGCTAAAATCATGGACTTGAGTGCGTAATCCCCCTACTTCCATAACTATGTCACCATCTCAGATAGATGACGATGTAAACATCAAGCTTGCTATTTA